CCACACTCAAAGCAAAAGAGACCCAAATGCAGCTCCGTGGCGTTCGCAGATCCATCACCAACATCACATCTGCCATCAAGCAAAGCGGGCACAGTACAGCCCTGCTCAAAGAGCTTCAGGAGCTCGAAGCCCACGAGACCCAGCTGCAGTCCCACCTGCTCCAGCTGAAGAACGCCACACCCCAATCCGATCCACCGCTCACGCGTGAAGAAATATTGGTCCTGTCCAAATCTCTCAGCTTGGTGCTCGAAGGCACGGATCCAGCTGAGGTCCGCACTGGCTTACTTGCAATCACCAAAAACATCATAGTCGATCGACGAGGCAATCAAGTCTTTGGCATCGTCAACTTCAAAAAACGTCGCCGCGAACCTCACGACGACAAAGATGAACCCCTCCCCCTAAATACTCCGAAGGATATTTGGGGGGATGTCGCTGTACCCAGTGACAGGGGGGTCGGGTCTGCTATAATTACTGCGTCAACGTCCCTACTCCCCGTGGGGGCACCTAATAATAGACGCAGTATTCCCTTCTCGTTCGCAGTCAAAAGCAATAAAAAATCCCGCTGAGCCAAGCAAGCGGGATTTTGCTTTTCTTAAGAGAGCGTGTGTGTGACGGTAGCATAATATGAACCATTATTGGTCATAGTCCTATTGAAAAAAGTTATCTGATTTCCAGAAATATAGGTGGTGCCCTGAGATAAACCTGCGGCAGTAATACTATCCAATCCATTTGCAGGAGATGTACCAGCAGCAAATGTACCAAATGGCAGCGTGAAAAACGTGTGAACTTTATTTCCGCTTCCTCTCACTAATGTACTTTCAAGATGCGCGACCATAGTTCTATAATTTATTTGATAGTTTTTCGTTGTAGGGGTGTTCGATGTCGGATTAGTTGATTCTGCAGAATAGGTAATCACTGGCGTCCACGTCAAAACTTCTGTCGCGAAAGTCGGTTTATTCTTTACAAGCTGAGAAGCTATAGACCAGTTGAATGCCGCCGTAGCTGAAAGTTGTGCCCTAAATCTCCCTATGTTTTCTACTCTATCGGTTGCGTTGAAATTCGTCCAGTTTCCTGCAATATATTTTTCATTATCTACAGTGTTTACAAAATCAGACATGGTTGTAGCATATGGAATCCTGGAATGTCCAAACTTCAAACCAGCGCTGGCGCCAGTTTCAGCAATTGCATACAGAAAAAAATCTATTGCATTTCCCGCCAATTCCGCACTTCCAGCCTTGCACCAATTGGTTGCCGCGTCCTTCTGATACGAGACTGCCGCGGTGATTGTGAATTTACTATCCCCCACTCTGAAACGTAGCGGGTTACTGGCTGATGGATCATTCCCGTCGACGCCCTTCAGAGCAACGATCAAATTATTCGCAGATATGCTTGGAACAATAACATAATTATCTCCGAAGCCCTGCGGACCTGAAATAATGCGCTCACTGATCCCACCATATAACGTGTCGAAATACGTCTTCAGCAATGTCTTCACAGTGCTGGTCATCGCCGACGAAGTGAGATCCTTATATCCTCCGTTCCCATCAGGGACCATGAACGCTGCTTCACCCTGCCCCAACACTTGGTGCGTGGTTGCCCCATCATTGCTTTTCACCGTTAATGTGAAATTTCCCGCGCTGATATTGATCAGAAAGAACGGGTGATTCCCATTTGCGCCTGGTGGCACCTTCACAATGCGGTTCGCTCCATTGCAGTCCAACCGCTGGATCGCTGTATCGCCATCGGTCAACGTCAGATCCGTGGTCATCACCACCGCATTGGAAAATTCCTTGCGAAGGATCGATCCCAGCAACAGATTGTAGTAACTCGCTAATACATATTGGTTGCCATCAGCAACTGAGAAATCATTTAATGTCGTCATGCAATTTTCCTATTCTCCAATTGCTATCCATGAAACAGCCTGGTTCGAGATGGACGAGAAAGAAGTCACATAAAAAATAACCTGAGTGGCGCTTACCTGCTGCATCACACCAATCGCATTTTGTGATACCAAAGCTCCTAAGGATGCAATAACTATGGGTACTTGTGCAAAAGCCTCAGGAAAAGTGACTGTGACCGTTCCATAGAAAATGGAACCAAACGCTGTGCTTACAGAAGCCACGTTGATTACACCAGCCTGAACCTTCGCAGTCGCTGGTGTATAGTTTGTGGTGCCAACAGTTCCCCAATTCGTGGCAGATCCACCCCGGCGTGCTTTTACGAGTGCTCGCCACAGGATTCCCAATGACTCTGTAGAATCAGCTACTGGGATCGTTCCATTTGCCCCCACGTTCAGGATCCCCATATCATCTACACCCAACCCAACAGGCAGCTGGCCTTTCGCGCTGAACAGATCAGGTATGGACGCAGCCATATTGTCCCGCCAATAGGTATTCAAAAAAACTTCATCAATTGTGTCACCTGCTAGAAATGCAGGCACAGGTGTATAAACAGGCATCACTTACCTCCAAGCATTGAATTCATCGAGATCAGATCATCCAGGCTTTGACTTGGATACCAGCTGCGGAGCAGCAACGCATGAACGGGCGTTGCCAACCTCGCTGCTTCGATCCTATCCCGCGCCAATGGGTGATCCACCACGGGCCGTTGCATCAGCAATCGCTCGATCTCTTGACGCATGGCTCCAGGCGGGAACAACACAGGTCTTGCGATCCCCGTATTTCCGTTCCCGCATCGAGCGCAGAACATCACAGGCTCATCTGGATCCGCATAGTTAACCTGCCCACATTCACACTGCGCACACCAACGCCCGAAGTCAATAAATGCCATCACTGGAGCTCCACCCACGCGTCGCCCATCCCACATCACCTGGAAGCGTCCACGCTGACGTGACTGATCAGCCAGCCACCAGATCCACTGACCAGTGGATTTCTTCCCCTCTCGTTCTGCCATATCCCTTGCAGTAATAATCACTTCATCTCCTCTCCCCCTAAATACTCCCGAAGGGATATTTGGGGGGATGTCAGCGTACTCGCTGACAGGGGGGTCATCATGCCACCACCATTGGAACTGTATCTGGCACCGTCCACACATCCCCTCGATCTTCAACAGGCTCAAGGATCACATCGGTGTTGGTGTTCAAGCCAGCGGGGTCCGTCCATTGCCCGCGCACGAAATACACGCGAAACGTCCCACTGATCCCCTTGCTCACGATATCCACATCCACCTGTTTCCCCAGGTCCATGGCAAACTGCTTGTCAGGGTTAGCCTTCATCGCGAAAGACAGATATTTTCCAGGCGTTGAAAGCCGATCACGTAAACGCCTGGCGATATACCGTGCAATGTTTTCATTGTGGATCCACGGATATGCCAGATCGAGAGATCTTGTTCCATACCGCTGCATGCTGACTTCGCTTTCGAGCTCACTTGTGGTCTGCTGTGACGACATTGCATTTCCTCGTATTGTCAATGGCACCAGGACATAACCCGCCTGGCTGCCATTATTTCGCACAGTCATCTTTCCATTGGTGGAGAACAGATCAATACCAATGCTGATTGCCGCCGTGATGTTGACTCCCGTTCCATCAGCATTGGTATTGGCAATGTAATCAAAACCAGCTACAGGGGCGATCAGGCTTTCAACAGCCACGCTCGAACCGTTGTAAGTGAAATCCACAAACTTCTCATAACTCTCCCCTGCAGTCAAACGGATCGCTTCCAGCGATTGCCACAGGATGATTCCCTCCTGAAGCGTTGGGATCGTTGCAGTCACGCGCACCGAGTTCCGCACCACGTCCCAGGGCTCGAGCACTTTCAGCGATCCCAGATAAACATCATCATCTGTGATCGTAAAGATACTTGTATCCACTAAATGACGATTGCGAAACGTAAGCGATCCATCGCCCGCGATCCAGATCTTCCCCATCTCAGAAAATGCCAGGTCAAACAGTGCCTGCGCTGCGCTCTTATCATCCGCCCACCAGAATGGATGCTGATCAACACCCTGCGCCAGGTCCCGTCCCCATGCCCGCGGCCACCCGATCTTATCCAGTAATAGATTCATCGCATCGTCGCCATAAATGTCCTGCTGGAACGCAACACTCACGCGGTTGCGCTGGTCACGTAGCAATCCCCAACCATCCTCCCCACTTAATTGCACGCGTGGAGTCCCTCGTCCGTTCTCGATCACAGGCTCACCGATCGTGCCTGCCATCAAATCGAAGACTTGATCACTCGGAGTTCGTACCCACAATCTAAAATTCCTGCCTGAGCCAATATTGGGATTTGTGAACGGGTCATACCAGCCATCCAGGTCCAGCACCGTCCCGATAATGGATCCCGTCATCTCCTCTTCGAACCCGCCCCCATTGGACGAGATGATATAGCGCTTGCCACGTTCCCACTTCAGGCTGTTTAATAACAAGCCATCATTGCGACCATCGAAGAAACCATCGTTATCCCAATCGATCTCCAACGCAAAGCGCGGACGTGTTAATACGCCCGCACCAAACTGAAATTCACCAAACTTGCCTTCACCAAATAATGCAAAGGTCATCTCTCAATATCCTCTCCCCCTAAATACTCCCGAAGGGATATTTGGGGGGATGTCGTTGTACGCAACGACAGGGGGGTCAGCGACAGGGTCGTCACGACTTCTTCTCCCTCTTTCTTATCTCATCCTCGATCATCGGAGCCAGCACAAACCGTGCTTCATTCTGATCCCCTGCACTGATCAGCGGATGATAATCCAACATGACGGTGATAGCCTGTGGCATCGTTCCAACTGAGCTCATGCCTGGCATTGCTCCAGCAGCCTTTGGTAGGATGCTTTTACCGATGCGAGGCATCAATAATTTCCGAACGCTTTCCTCATAGCCTGAAGCCTGCCCCGCACCCATCTCCCAGCCCACCTCGTACTTCATCAACTTTGATTCGCTATGAATGCTGAAGAAGCCTTTTATAGTATCCATAACGCCCTGAGCCACCTTGCGGATTGCCGCATCGAGTTTCACGGCTGCCCAGAACAGCCCGTTGATGATACCTTCGATGATGTTTCTCCCCACTTGTGCCCAATCAATATTCTTGAACTTCTCGATGATCTTCTTGATTACGTTATCGAAGATCAACTTGATGTTTTCCCAGGCATTCTTCAGGAGTGTTCCCAACAACCTCATGGCAACGTCCCATATCTTTCTCATCTCCACCCCAAACATATACCAATTGCCGTTTTCGATATTACGCCACGCTTGTTTTATATGCCGCCAGATCGCCAAAGCGCTTTCAATGATGGCTTGGATCGAATCCATGGCATTTCGCCACATCTGTGAGAGCCACCCAAGCTTGCCTGAAGTCAGATCCTGAATCCACTGCATTCCAGCCGCGATAATGCCCTTCACCCACTCGATCGCGGCACGTGTCTTCTCCTGGATCCCAAACCAATTGTTCGTCCATGCCAGGTAAAGCAATGCCAGCACTGCGATGATCGCCAGGATGGGTACTAGGAAAGGTGTCAACGCTCCTATCACAGCCGTGATCACAGGAATGATCGCCCCGATCGCAGTGACCAACGATCCAATCACGATCAACAACGGACCAATCGCCGCCGCACTCGCAAGGATAATAATCAGCCACTTTTGCTGCTCAGGCGTCAATGCCTGGAACCATGTAATTGCCTGGCTGACCCATCCTAAAAGTTGGGTAGCATAAGGGAGCAGCTGCGTTCCGATGGTCGCTGCTGCGTTTTCGAATTGCGCTCGCACGATGCGCATCTGGTTGGCTGCGCCATCTGCAGTCCTGGCAAAATCTCCCTGGGCTGCACTGCTCTTCTCCACCATCAATGCATACAAGGCTTGATAACGTGCTGCATCGCTCAGTACACCCCCTTGCTCCATCAAGCCCATCCTCAAAGCTTTTTCTTCGAGCGACGCCTGGTTGATCACAATGCCCATGCGACGCAAGGGTTCATATTGACCCGCCACTGCGCTTTGGATCGCATTCAGCGAATCGACAGGGTTCAGGTTATAAAAACTCGACCAATCGCTGCCAAGCTGCACCAGCGACTGCGACCACTTCAAGTTCTCCTGGGCGTTCAAACCTGCCGAATCACCCATCGCCCCAAAGGTGCCAGCTGCATCCAACGCCTTTTGTTGTGAGAGTCCCATCGCCCTATCTGAAGTCTCGCTCCACTTCATCACATCATCAGACATCGACCCGAAAACGACATTGACCTTATTCTTGGTTTCCGATAGGTCACTGGCAAACTTTGTTGCAGCGATCCCTGCACCGATGATGGGCAGCGTCACATACGTGGTCATCCCTTTTCCAAAGTCAGTGACCTTGCCACCCACATCCTTCAAATTTTTGGAAACGTTTTTAGACCACGCCTCAGTCTTCTTCTGAGACTCGTCCATGGTTGCCAGAAACGCCTTGGCATCTGCGATTAATTTAACTGCCAGTGTTGCGATCGTTGCCATCTACAATCCTCTCCCCCTAAATATCCCGCCGCTCTTTGGCGGGTATTTGGTGGGATGTCTGCGTAGCAGACAGGGGGGTCTTGGGCTTTACCAATCCGCTGAGCCTGCTCTTGACCTTGTCCCATACGCGCTGATGTTCTGGGATTTCTTCCTGTGCCTGCATCTCGTCCAGAGCTTTTTCAAAATCAGGCATGAAATCCTCAACTGGCGTTATGGGATCGCTGTCCTTGCTCCTCGTCATGACATTCGAGATCAATGCCATGAGGTTCGCAAAGCGGAAATCTTCACGCCATTCGCCATAAGGCTCCAACTGGAAGAATGCCATCCACTCTGCAAACTCGCGTGAGCTCATCACACGCTGCCACTCAGCTACTGTCCTGCCACCCAGAGCGAGCGCTAATTCGAACCACTTTCTTCGCTCGGGGTGGCTTCTGAGTTTTTTGTGAGCTCATCAACATCATCCTGGGTAATGCCACTCAACCGCTGTGCCACTTCATAAACACGATTGAGCGCCGCGGCGGATTTTTTACCGAGTGCTGCAATATCCGAATCCTCGAAGATACGATTACCATCGCCATCCACGATCGATCGCGCCACCAGCTTTGCGCGCAGGTTCGCCAGGTTCACATTGGCGTTCTTGCCCTTGCCCACGATCATCGAGGCTTCAAGAGCATCACGTTCATTGCCCATCAACGACTTGACACGGACTGCACCTCCCCACTCGGGTACTTCCACATCTTCGAGCTGCACATCATCTGCAGCCAGGATTGCTTCTTTGGTTAGATATTGACTCATACAATCTCCAATCGCTAATTACTGATTACTACCTCTCCCCCTAAATACTCCCGAAGGGATATTTGGGGGGATGTCGTTGTACCCAACGACAGGGGGGCCAACGACAGGGGGGCTTAGATCTCCGTTAGCGGACCACTGATCTTTAACTTGATGTCAGCCGAAAGCTTGCCCTTCACAGGAGCTTTGGGCTTGAATCCCGTTACCAGCGCCGCAAAAGCGAAACCATTCCCGCCAGGGTCAGGGTACACGACTTGCCAATTGCGCTTCGTGCGATTCTTCATGTCCGCCTGCAACCCTGTTGTTGCATCATGCGTGGCGTCGCTCGGAAGGAAATTGATCGGGAAGGAAACCTCG